GCTGATTCCTCCCCAAACATGAGTAATAGTTGAGCCTTAAACCCGGGCTTTTGCCCAGGGTTGTTTGGCTTAACCTATAGCAAAGACACTGGAAAGTGTCTTAACTATAGCTCAATCCCAACTTCTCTGCTCCCTTACGGGGACAGGGCTTTAGTGAGGCCGATTTGTTCCTCACCAACCCTTGCCACTAGAGAAGATTTTATCACCATGCGAGGCACTTTTCTATTTAAACGCGAGTCACGGATATATTGGAAAAATACATCCCACTCACGAGAAGATAGTCGAGTCTTCGCAGGTAGTTGCCGACTCTCGCAAGATACGGCCACCGAAATGGGGCCGGTCTTGTGGAGGAGTTTACAACTACGTCTTATAACCTTGAGAAGCTTTGGGGTCGGAGCGATTTGAATAATCGGTCCATACCGCACAAAACTATCAAGCTCATAAGATGGTGGCCTGCCCGTGTGAACGGTAAGCCTTGACACCGTCGCCCCAAGCAAGGACATGGGGACACACGACCAAATCCCTGCTCGAAGGGTTTCAAGGGAGCCATTATAGATGAGAGATAAGATCGCCACCTTATTACAAGTGACGATTAACTCTTGTAGGTTAGTTACCCATTTGAAATCAAATGATGTAATATAACCTACGCCATCTAAATAATTAGCTCCACAAGATTCCCTATAGTCGGATCGAATGTTAGTCTTATTCAGATTAACAATAAATCCAGCTATTTGCAGGTTTTCAATCACTTCTTCCGCATATTGGTTTTCGACAATTATGTCGTCGCCAAACACGGTTGAACTATGATCGAAAGATCTGGTTAGAGCCGTTAGAACCAGAGTCATGAGATCAAAAGTAAACCCATTGCCCATACTTGAGACCTTGTTGATAATATAATAATTATCATCAGGCCCTAAGGTCATGTCTGACCTACAAGCGAGAACTTTGTTAAGTACTCGATAGGGTAATAGGTATTTAATTAACCTCATGCTGATAGCATCACTGCAATCAGAAAGATCGATCGTAGCGACATTCATATCGCTTATTCGATTCCTATGCACATCTGCTAAGAAATCGAGATCGATCCCGAGCTTGTCTTTAAGACAAGTTCGAATTCCGAGTCCAACAGCTCGCTGGACAAGCATATTGCACAGGGGTTCTAGACAGATAGACCGATCCTTTAGATTATTCTTAGGGACGGTAGACCATCTATTACCCCGGACAAACTTAACTGAGCAAAAGAGTTTAAACTTGTAGATCTCGAAAGCAGGCTCAGATGTATTCTTGAACCTGTTCCAAAGTCTACGGTTAACTACTTTACGCTCAAGTCTTTGCCTTGTGCAGTAGCGTTCAAAGCGCTTCTTAGCCGAACACTTCAATGCTCGATGCCAGTAGGAATACTTAGCAAAGAGATCGAAGCAATCCGGTGTGATGGTCCACATTCCCGATAGCTTACAAGCTAGCGAGGTATTGGGCCCTAATGGTTCAAAACTAGAGCCATTAGTAAACACGAGATCTCCCATCTTAAATGAGGATAGGAGGTCGTGAATTAAAAGACGCGCTTTTGCCCAGTGTGGGCCTAGTATGTCTCTTGGTCGGAGTCCTTCGTCAAATCTGATCCATCGCTCCCAGGCGCTATTTCTGCGCTCGGTGGCGTTGTCAGATTTTGGTTCTTCGAATTTGCCGGCCATTCTCGTGTTAACAAGAATTTCCGGTCGGGACACATTGCTGTCATTATTATGAGCAGCAACATAATCCCGTATAAGAAGATTAACAGCTCGGATCGAGCTTTCGTATGCCACAGGTTTGTCCTTTCTAGGTTAAGGTTATCAAATAAAGGAGGCTTATTAGCCATAATTTAGGTGATGACCGGCGCCGTAGAGGGACGAAACCCCTGCATCACGTTCTCGGTCTCCCAAGTACCCAACTGGGTTGCAAGGGATGTTAAGAGCTGACGAAGGCGCGTCTTAGAAGCCAGAGCACCGGAAACCCGGACTCTGACACTAAGCGCATCAAGGGCAGAAATGCCCCCAACCGTAATCGTATTATTGTCATTGACAATAATTTCGGTTGCGAAATTGGGAGTTACAACTCCGTTCAATGTTTTATTGACGGAAGAAAATCGGAACCTGATTGAACAATCAGGCTTTGCAGGATCAGCATAGGTTACCCCAGCATTATCCTGACTCTTGACCGACAAGGTCACTGGCATTTGTCATACCTTTCTTATAGATCCGATAAAGGATCTTAAGTTGTTAAGGGTCATTACAGCTGCATCAGTTCCCCGACGCCAGTTAAGGCTGGGGTTCCAACGAAGCTGTACGTCGCTGACATCAAACAGCTGCCTCGAGTACTTCTCAACCTTCTCCTCTGTAAGGAGAAAGTATCCCTCAGGGTTTGGTAAAACCACGGGGGGAGGTACCGGAGGAGCGCTGCCTACCCAACCAATAGGTAATACATTAGCTACGCTGACGGATTCGTCAGCATTAGGTAAATGTATATACGTATTCTTTGTATAGGAGTCGCGACGGGAAAGGCAAGCCCACATATTCTGAGATAGATATTTGGATGTCTTCAAAGTGATGTAATCACCGATGTTGACAAACCAATCAGCTACGAAAGAATATGGAATTAACTCCCAAGCAGTTACAAGGGGGTTAAAACTAAGGCCTGCAGCGCGTGCTACGTCTCCAGACGACCATACCTGAAAGAGATTAGCTCTAACCGTCACGGAGCCATCATAGGTTACCTTTTTATAGGTAGTTCCTACTGATGGTAAAGAAACTCCGGTAGGTTCGGCGCTAATACTCTTAGAGGCGTGAGAAGTCTGAGTCTTATGACGATTTAATGTTTTACATATGTCATCATAAGAGTAGACGAGAGGCATGATACCATATCTATAGGTCATCCACTCTTCCCCAAGCTTACGAATCGCCTTTGACGACGATTTAAGTAAGACTTTAGGCATAGTGTTTGACGCAGCCTTCAATGCTTCACGACCGTGACGCATACGAAGGGCTCTCAACATCTTTAACAGATCTAGAGAGACTGATGATACAAGACGAGGAATGTCCTTCATCTCAGCGATATTCGTTAGAACATCGAATGAAGTGAGAGCATTCTTTCGAACTTGATCACACACTGCACCAATAGATGTGGATATATCCGATTCGTTAAACCCATTTGTTGTATAGGTTGACGCGGTCGGATAATCATGGACTACCTTATAATAAGCATTAACGATAGAACCTGTATGTTCAACTTGTTGGATCTGCTTGACACAGGTACTACCACCCATTTTGGACACTTGTCCATATTGGTGATAGAAATCTGAGCCACTGCTCAATCTAACAATTCGACGTATCAGGAATCTTCTCGTTTCACGCTTATATCGCCACCATGGGGTATACCTGAATGGAGGATACGTGCCCCGAATGCCATTTATATGGCTCGGTTTACGTTCTTCATAACAGGCATACGGTTCATATGAATCGGAACCGGAAACGGGGGTGTGTGGAAGGCTAACAGCGCTTTTCCAGCACTGAAAGCCAGCACAACCGTCGTAACCGGGCCAATTATATGACCAGTACGGGATATCATCATGATCCTGATACACCTCCACGGTGTTGTAAGGTGTTGCCACGCAAAAGCTCCTTTCCAAAAGCATTGGAATCGCAGTAGCGTACTGCGCGCCGGTAAGACACATTCATTAAAGATACTTCTCGAGGAATAGAATTGATCTCTTCAAGACAACAGAAAGAATCCTCACTTTAAGTGATTTTCCTTTGGGTTGCTTGATAAGACTAGCAAGCGAATCAGCAGACTCTGTGAGTATAATCTCCCAGAGGTGCCTATCATCTTGTTTAACCTTACCGTTTACTTTACGGAGAGCCATAATCTATTCCTTTCAAAGATACTTTAATGGATGTGAATAAAATCCATCCCATGAGGCTCAACACGAGCTTTATAGGAAAGATGGTACTCTGGAGGAGAGTTATATCCCC